ACAAGAAATCAAAATGGCAGTCGATAGTGGAAACAATGTTTTCTGCGACAATCAAGGATACAGAGTTTTAAAAAACGAGCCTAGCGATTACTACATAACGTATACCGCAACTGGTTATTCGGTCGGTTTACATGGTAGAGAAGGAACTGCATACGAAAATAAACTTAACGGAACAAAATTCTTCACATTATGAGCTACACCGAAAAAAACCAAGCCACTTGCCTCCCGCCAGAAGCATATATCCGCCTCTGGCAGAAAGCTGAAAAGTCAACCGAGATGCCAAAGTTTCGGTCAACCGTCTATCCAGACAGAAAGATAACCTCAATCAAATTCGAGAAATGAAAGCAACACAACTACAATATACAGAAGCAGTAACCATATACGAGAAAAGCGGTCAATATGCAGTATATGACTACGCTCATAAGATTGGAATCAATGAATGGTCTTACTGCAAGGCTTGCGAAGATGAAACCCCAGATTGCAACGATAAGAGTTGCTTAGTATGCGGGAGTACAAAATGAGAACCCATACCTTACACAAACAGAAGCCGTTCAGAGTTAAGAATACTTACCTCGCTGATCCAGTTCGGAGAGAGATTGTCGATGCCCTACAAGCGGTTGTCGATACTTTCGGGGATTCTGATTCTCTCCTTGCCCTCCAATGCAGATCAGCATTACTTAAAGCTAAACTATGAACGTCCACGATCTACTGGCAACGGTTGAATGGTCACATCCCATTCAGCTAAATACGAAACGAGGGGTTAGACTCCTCCGTAAAGCACCGATAGAGGACGCTTTCTGGAAAGTCTACAAAGAAGACAAGGAGACATTCAAAGAGCAGTTGGCAGCGGCGGGAATCTCAATGGGTAAGTTCAGAGAGGAATGGGCTTTATCATGGTGGTCAGATGAAAACCTCAAGTTCAAGTCCGTTATCGGTAACGATAATGTTGAGGAGAAGGTAGAGGAGTTAAATCTAATCCCTCTACTGCACCCCGAAAATCTCTTTGAATACCAGCAGACCTCCGTTCAGATGGGTGTTTCCTCGATAACTAAGTATAACCGAGTGCTGCTTGGTCACTCTACTGGTGTAGGTAAGACCTTCTGTGCTCTTGGTATTGCTAGGGAGTTAGGTAAGCGGGTCGCGGTGATCTGTCCCAAACCTATCACTACCGACTGGCATCGCGCCGCAAAACTCATGGGTGTTGAAATCTTTGAGGTTTGTGGATGGGAATGGGCCAAAACTGGTAAGTCTCAGCTAGGTAGATGGACTAACGAGAAGAAACATGAGTTCAAATTCATGCTCCCGCCTGATGTTATTCTGATCTTTGACGAGGTTCATCGCGGCAAAGGTGAAGCTACCCAGAACGCTTACCTAGTTAGAGACTCAGTAAACCAGAATGTCCAAGCTATCGCTCTCTCTGCTACTATCGCTGATGACCCCATGAAATTGTGGGCAATCGGGCAATTCTTAGGTCTGCATCAAGGAGGAAAAGATTACTACCGCTTCTTAAACCAGAACGGATGCAAGAAAACCCGCTTTGGTATGCAGTTCCAAGGTGGAAATGGTATCTTGAAACGCCTACATAGCCGCATCTACCCCGAAAAAGGTAATAGGCTCAGACACTCTGACCTTGGTGATGCGTTCCCTGAGACGCTAATCAAAGCCAAAGCGTTCGATATGGACAACGCTAAGAAGATCGCCAATGAGTATGAAGACCTCTGTTGCAGGATCGAGGAGCTTCGTATGCAGGAAAACTTCTCTGCTAACGTCCTAGCAGAACAGACTAGAGCTAGACAACGTATCGAAATGCACAAAGCCCCGGCTGTCTGTGCTATGGTCAGAGATTTGATCGAAGAAGGGAATAGTGTCTTCATAGCAGTCAACTACACCGAGACTCGCAAATGGATTCTGGATGAGTTGAAGGTATCTTGCTCTATCCACGGGGGTCAGAACGAAATGGAGCGTAGAGGTAACATCGACTCCTTCCAGCGGGGAGATTCTAAGGTAATCGTAGGTATCATTCAAGCGTGTCGGGAAGGCTTAAACCTCCACGATCTGACTGGTGATGCTCCTAGAGTTGCGCTAATCATGCCGACTCCTAGTATTTTTGATACACGCCAAGTCTTAGGTAGAGTTCACCGCGCTGGTGGAAAATCCCGTTCTTGCCAATTTTTAATATACGCTGCTGGCGTTCCTATCGAAGAAAACATCTGTTCAAAGTTAGATGAAAAGTTGAAGCGTATGGATTTGTTGGCAGATGGAGAATGTGATCCAACAATTTCCTTTCTTCCTAAAGAAGAAGAAGAGAATCTAATTTAAAACTAGTTTCACAAAACTTAGAACCAGATTGGAAGAAATTCCTTTCTGGTTTTTTTGTTTTCAACGCTGATTGAATCAACCTCGTTTTTTGGCAGGGCTGAACCGAGCGACAAAGTCTCCCAAAAGTTTGGGAAAACTTTGCCGCGAATCAAGACGTTTTCCGTATAGGTATTGTCACCTTCGCTTAGCAATCCACGTCCAGCGGTTTTCCTTTACCTAGACTAGTCTAATATCGTTGACTAATTGCAAGTCGCCATTGCTGGCACATTAAGTTGGCAGGATAACACGTCTAACAGCCATTCCAACTCCACTCCTTCACCAGTACTTCCCAGACCTATGTCCCGGTGCGTCATTTACGCATTCCCGCTGGCTACACGATCCAATGATGGCAAAAAATAGGGCCTGTTAGAATGGACGAGATTCTAACAGACCCATTGTATTAACTACAAAATCTGTTGTTACAAGTCTCGTCCACTTGTATTGGATACAAGCAACGTAGCATTGCGACAACTAATGTCAAGTAATTAAGTGATGATACGGGAAGTTTCTTCTTCCTTCTCTTCAGTATCGAAACGCTTGCGGAACTGGCTCTCTTTGTAGTAGAGGAAAGCAAGCTCCAAGTATCTAATACACTCAAACCCTTCACCCTTGCGGGATTCAGATCGGATCACCATCATCGCTGCTGTGTGCAGGAGGCTGGCGAATGCGTGTACTCGTTCGTTTAGTTTTTCATCCTCGCATTTAATGAAGCTGAATGCCTCAAGAATTGTTTTGGATGTTTCGTTTTGTTGGTTTTTTTCTGACATAAATTATTGTTCCTTTGAGAATTTGACCCACTCACCTTGTGCTGCGTCGAACCATGACATATCTTGTCGGTCGATCAGGAAGTGATGGGCTTCTAGTTTCTCTGGTACTGAGCGGAGAACTTCAGAGTTCCCGTAGTTTCCGATGTTTAGGTTCAAATACCGATGTGGCAGGACAGACTTATCGTCCTTACCTTGCTCGTTCCTGACCCTGTTCCTGACCTCAGTAGAGGACAAACCTTCAGCTTTAGCCACCTCTAGCATGGCTTGTTGCTTCTTAGCGTTGGTTTTATCATCACCGAAGTTGGCGTTTCCGATCTCACGATAGACCGTAAATGGCAATGCAGCGTCACGTTTAGCAGCAGGGAAAGCCCTACAAGCCCTCGCATATCCTGAAACTGTGCTGTAACTCTTCTTAAAGTTAGCACAGAGTTGGTTCACTACGTCATCATGCCCGGCGTTATCCAAGGCCACCACCGCATCACCGATGATCCATTGTGCGCCTGATTCTAAAGTAAGACCGAAGGCGAACGCTGCCACCCAGTCTTTCATCTCTACTTTACCACGGGGTACGCATTGGGTCATCCCTGCGCCGATGTCGAACTTCTTGGTGAAAGAGGACAACTCTACACCTTGTTTGACACTCTCCACTAGGGCTAAGGATTCGTTCTCTGGCTCTTCTTCTGGTTCTTCTTCTGGCATATTAGCTACGTTAATCTTCTCTTCTTCCATTTCGATTGCCATGTCCCAGTCAGCGGACATCTTCTCGTACATCTCTAACATCTCATCTGGAGCGTCATCTTCAAGGTATTCATTCTTCTGGAGCTTGGCCCATGCCTTCTTAATATGGGATTCGTTAATAGTAATCCCGCGCCATTCTGTTTTGGCGAACTCCACCATCTGGCGAAGGTAGGTTGTTACGGATACAAGGATTCCTTCTTGCGTTGGACTGAATAGTTCTAGTTCTTTTTTCATTAGTGTTGGTTAAGGTTAGTTCTGGGAGGAACCTAGGAGGATTAGTATGGGATGTCGTCTGTTGGGAATGGAGCGTCGAGGTCGAGGTCAGCGGCGGCTTGCTCAACACACTTAGCGAATGGAGTACTGAACCCCTTCTCCAAGTAGAACTCATAGAGTTTAGTAAGTGCTGGCTTGCCGATCTCAGCTAGCTTCTTGCCCTTCTGTGTGCCACTAGGGACTACAGCAGATGCCCAGTCAGCCGGGTCAACTTTTGGTGGTTCTACTGGCTTCGGTTCCTCTGCTTTAACCTCAGACTTGAACGCAATCCCCTTGCGGTTAGCTTCGATGAAGACCGACGAGACGTATGCTCGTAGGGTTTCTTCGTCTCCTACTCCCTTGTAGGCATGGCGAACGAGTGAATCTACATACTTATGTAGCTCAACGATCTTATCCAATGCCTCCACAGGATTATCGGTAACGATAACTTTGGATGTTGATGTGACTCTGGCAGGCTCCTCGTTAGGCTGGTCAAACTCAATCTTGCCAGTAGCCGTAACCTTGATAATGTCACGATCTACCTTACCATTCTTACCCTCGTAAGACTCATGTTCCAAGGTAACTCCAGTCATACCATGCTTGCCTCGTACTGAGGACAGCGTGACTACGTTGTTCTTGATGCTCTGTTCTTGGTTGTTGTTGAAGAACTTCAACCCGTAGGTCTGTCCATCAATCTCAATCTCTCCGCCTTGGATGACAAACTCACCCTTCGGGCCATTGAATGTCTTAGGTTCCCACAATTTAGTGACCTTACCAGTCACTCGTTTGATGATATCTTTCTGTTCGATTCCGTCTAGTTGATTACTCATTAGTTTTGTAGTTTGCTTGGTAGTAGTGGCAGAAGGGAGCGACTGAGCAATAACGCTCACACCGCATATCTCCACCGTTTCGTTTCTCTATCGAATGCTTCGGCCCGTAGGTAGGTAGAAGGTTCTCTGCCTCTTCCTTGGACTCGCATACTTTGGCTGCGCGTTTGTTACCATCTTTCTTGATGGCGTAGGTATCTGGTTTTGCCCAGCGTTCACTTGGATCACAGGCTGGGATGTGGTCATCTGACATTGCCGCCGCTGCTTGGTGCATTTTAATGCGCTCAGTAGCGTAGCGGATAACTTCTCCATTATCCCATAGTGGAATGTCAACGATGTGCATTTGGCACTGAGGATACTCTTTGTCAAACTCAGCCTTACTCGCTTGCCAGTCCCGAAGGATAGCTACGATCTGACCTTTCTTGACCTCGTACCCATACTCTCTCCAGAGCATCGCATTCAGATTGATCTGTGCCTCCCACTCTTGCTTGGTTCCAAGTAAGAATGAGAAGACCGATGTAACTTTGAAGTCTGAGATGGTATGGTTCTCTGTCTCGTAGAGATCAGTCTGACCAGTTATTGTATAGTCATTGATCTCCATGTAGAGACGCTTCTCTGTCATCTCAGTCTCGCCGCCAGCCAGTTCGACTACCTTGTGAACGGACTGACCTAGCAATGCCCATACCCTATCTGCTGCGTCTTCTGTGATAGACTCAGAATGTCTCTTCTTGAGTTGGTTGATTTTCGGTGGCCCGATTAAACTTGTCACCGAGATGTCTGACCTCCTAGTGCCGGGGGTGTAGCCATCGTGCGACAATGCTCGATACATTGGGGCGGGAAGCCCGTGATTATTCGTTATCGTCATTGGAAAGGTTGGGTTCGATGCCTTGATCCATGTCACGCATAGCGCAACGATGAATGAATGCTTCGTGCCTTGCTTCTTCTACTTCTCCCGATACGTCTGTTTCGTCCCAGTCTCGTTCGCTCATTTGAGGCACTGGGTCAGCAGTTCGGCTACGCCGCGAAGGTGATCTCCCTGACTAACTACTGCCTTTGCATTCGGGAGCTTGCCGAGGTCGAACTTTCCGTCCGCCGCTGATGCTGAAATCAAACGGAGATAAATCTCACGCTTGAGTGCTGAATCTACTGTTGGTTTCACTTCTGGTTTCACTTCTGTTTCTTGTGTTGTTGGTTTATCTTTCATTAGTTTTTTGTGGACGGGTGTTGTGCCGCTCACAAGGGCAAATCTACAACAGGAAATTCTAGTGTCAATAGATTATTTTCAGAAATTATCGGTAACGATAAAAAAAGAAGCGCACCTCAGATTTCTCCAAGGTGCGCCACTAATGAATGAACACGAATGAAAACAGCAACAAGCTGTGGAACTAGATTACATCTGCGTTTTAAGATGTCAATTTATTTCTTTCTTTGTTTCTCAATGGTGAACAACGCTTCGTTCTTGGAGCTTGCGCTTATAGTTGATATTGCTTTCCTATAAGTTTCTGGGTCGATGTCATTGAGAAATTTGTAATCAGTCAAAACTGTTTTCCTATTTTCTCTAGCATACGTCTCAGTTGCTGTTCTCCACTCCTCATCAGTTAATGGACTGCCTAATTTCTTATCGAACTCAGCGCGATTCAATGGTTGTGGCCCATCACCATTCTTGAGAGTGATTTTAGTTAGCTTTTGCTCATCCTCTGTGCCTACAGAAACAACTGTTACTGGGATGCCGATTGACTTCTTGATCTTCTCTGAGATTTGAACATCACCTAGCGGTTGACCAAAGGCATTGATTGCTGGCTTACCAAACATAGGGCCAACGATGGGGATGTTGTTTAATATCGCGCCTTCTTTGGTTCTTGTGTCTATCGGATCAGATAAAAAGTCCGAGAAGTTTTTGGTCGCGCCATAACCAACCACAGGAACGAATGGCATTAAAGAGAATGAGGCTTCTTGTGCTATCGCCGCGATTGGATCATCTGGGTATCTACGGAAGTCAATCAATCCTTGCATCAATCCAGTAGCAGGGCCGCGCCTAGCAGCGGTCAACGCGAATGATCCAGCAATTTGACTAAGCGTTGAAAGTAACCCTGCGTTTTCCTGTGCATTTGTTAGATCGCTTTTCTTTATTTTTACTTTGTCTTGGTAACTTCTCACTTGCCAGTCATCAATAGCACCCAAGATTTCAATCATTGGCTTTAATGGCCCCGCTGCTTTTGAGTCAATAACATATCGCTTGTCACCTATAAATAATTCAAGTGACCCCGGATTGTGTTTCTTATTCCACTGGTTGTATGTCTCTGGGTCTTTCGATTTAACTGGGCCGAACCCTGTAAAAACAATTCTTACTGGCTTTTCTTCGTCATCATCGAATGACATTGAACGCAAAAAGAAAAGTGGAAGAAGAACCGCCGTGCCTACTAATTGTTCTACCAAACGCTTCCGTTGTTGGATTGCTGTTCCGTATGTAAGAGGATAATTGCCTTTGAAGATGTGACGATAAAGCGAAATTGGAGTATAACCATAAGCAACATTTGCTACTCGCGCTACAATCAAGGGGAACCCAAAGAATATTCTTTGAAAGATACGCATTACCTCACCCTTAGTTCCTTTTACACCAGCGATTGCTTGTGATGTTAATTCGTAAATTTTAAGAAACGGATAAGATAATGTGCCTTCATCCTTTAATTCAACTTCTCCACTGAATTGTTCTTTGAATCTTGTCTTACCAATACGAGACAATGAATCGTTGATAGCAGAATCAACTATCTCAGCAGAGTTAAGGTTCAATCCAGACATGACCCTTGAAATTTCAGCTTTCATGCGCTCATTAGCGTAGATGATAGCATCATTCTTGCTGACCCCATCTGCCATCATGTTAGCAATGTCCATCTGCCTCGCTTGAGCTATCATTCTCAATGCGCCAAGCTGATCTTTCTTTGGAATCCTTGCCATGTTCATTGCTGAAATCATGTATTGATTCAAAGCATTCTGCTGTAGAAGAGAGAATGAAGCGTCATCGAGTGCCTTCAAAACTCTGGATGTTATTTCGGGATAACCAAAAAGATATTTCTTAATAGCTTGTTTATACTGACCATTTTTCCACAAGTTATTAGCGTCATTGTTAAGACGCTTTAGTTTTCTGTCTTGAGTCTCAAGGTAATCAACCAATCTACCACTTCTGGTAATATCATTCTTGAATGAAAAAGCAAATTCCCTTCCAGCATTTATTAGAGATGAAATATAATTCCCCCATATTTGCATGACTTGCGATGGGCTTGTTACATTTCGTGCGCTCGCAACCGCTGCATCCCATGCAGAAAATATGATAGGATCAATAACCTGTACTGTTGCAGTAGTAAATCTACCAAGTGCTTGACCAATATAGAACGCTGAAAGTGAATCACGAACCCTTTGTGGTAGGGCAACTTTATCAATGATCTTTTTAATTCCTTCAAGTGCTACTGCTCGTTCTGCATCAGTGATGGTTTCATCGTTGATCTTGGAATCAAATTCATTGAGAGCTTTAAGTTGATCTGATGTGAATCCCTTCCATCCCAGTGATTTGCCAAACTCCTTTGCAACATTGCTGCCGGGGTTTAAGACTTGGGCGCGGATGGCTTGAATCAAAGCTACGAATCCTTGATTTGATTCTGGCTTGATTCCTTTTAAAACTCTCTTAGCAATGGCTGCCGCCGCTTCCTCTTGAGCTTTAGCGAATCGTTTTTGGAGCGATATGTCCATTAACTTTGCAATGCGTTCTGCTTGCTCTTTAGTAAGCCCTGCGTTGCGGAGATAGTCGAACATCACACCATATCTCCAGTTTGGCTTCTGTTGTTCAGCTAGTGGAGTGTTCTTGATAGCATCAATTACGTTATTAAGCGCACCTTTTTCGACGGCATTCGTGATTGTCTGTAGGTTTTTGCTGATAGAATCCAACTCAATCTGTCTGCCAACAATGTCTGTAAGAGTTAATGCGGTAGATTCATCTACTCCGAGAGCTTGTAACTCAGCAGCGAATGACTTCTTCCAGTTGTTCATTATTTCAGTCGCCGCTTTCGGATCAAACATGGGATTCAAGACGAGCTTCAGCGCATTCCTAACTGCATCTCTTACTGGATTAGCTATCTTCTCAGATGTCGGGAAGTTAGGAGTATCAGACTGAATCCTCGCCAGCTTATCAATCTCTCTCTCTGCTTGGTTGGCTTCTACCTTTTCTTTTACCTTAACAACCTTCTTCTCCATCTGCTTTTCTCGAACCATAGATTCAAGATTGTTTGAAAGATATTCTCTGAATAAAGAGTAGTCTGCTGGGTTCTGCCCCTCAAATGTAACGCCAGCAATCTTTTTAATGATAGCAGATACAATCATATTCTGTCTGCTAGTTCCAACCGTAGGGTCGTTGTTCATTAACTCAGCGAGTCCGGCTAGGTTGGTCTTGCCTTCTTTAAGCTCATTGAAGATAAGTCTGCGTAGCATTGTGTCTCCAACAGGCATATCTAGTTGCCTAGACATTGCTTCATCCCATGCCAGTTCTATCTTATCATACTTCAGATTGATGGCATCCTTAGCGTCTTCGTCCTCTGTGGATTCCAAGTCGCTTTGCCGTTTGCGTTCGATTTCCTGTCTGATCTTCTCATCAGCAGATTTTGTTTTATCTTGTGAAAGTGGTTTCTCTCCAAGGATACTAGCTACTTGTTCGTAGATAGACATCTTGGTATTAGGAGGAGTTCCCTGTAGTCCAAGGGATATGAGTGCGTTTTTAACTATGCTACCAAGCTCTCTGTTCTGGGCATTATCAAGCTCACCTAATGGGCCGGGCTTATTCTCTTGATTAGAGAGAGTCTTCCAGAATCCCGTCTCAAGTCCATTAGCCGCGCCTTCAATCAGTTTGCTTCTGTAGTTAGTGAGACCACCTTGCAAGATGTTCTTTACACCCTGCTTGATTTTGTTTGCTGATTCAATAAGGGATACATATTTAGTTTCGATTGTGCCTCCAAATAGCTTCTGTAACGCAAGCATAGCTGCAACCAATGGGTCTTTAATCTCTGGCTTAGTTGCTTTATCAATTTGGGTATTGATATTCTCTACAAGTTCAGTTCCGATCTTCTCTCCAACTTGAGTGAGTTCATCAAGGATTACTTCTTCCTCGTTTACTTTTGTTTCTGCTACAGCAGTAAGGATACTCTTAACCTTGTCAATCTGGTCTTGAGTTGGGGTAGTTGTGTCAAAGAATCTCTGCGCTGCCAGTTCTATGAACCCAGCTTGCTCAGCCTCATTTGCTTGGATGATGTAACTTTTTAGACCTTGTAGGGAACCTAAGAATCTTCCTAGATCACTAGCGGTTTTTACGCTTGTTCCAACTAGGTTAAGGTCATTGTTGAGCAGATGATTCAACATCGAATTATCACCTTGCCCAGCTAACTTAATAGCATACTGAAACAACTCATTGCGAAGTTTAGCTGCGCCTACCGTTTGTTTGATAGATTCAAAAACTTTACGTTCTCCTTCAGTCGCATCTTCTGCTACATCCACCTCCTGCATGGTTTCGCGGGTCAGTTGATTGATAGCTTCAGCATTTTCTGCTGAGTTCGCATTAGTTGCTTGCAGTCGCTCAATTAGACCCCATGCTTTGTTGGTCACAGATTCAGATGGGGTAGAGTCACCATCGAATACTCTCTGTTTGATGATCTTTATCGTTTCCGATAATATCCCCTTCGGAGTATCCTTCTCTTGTCTGATAGCTAGGCCAACGATTGTTCCCTTATCTGTGTAGCGTTCTAGCTTACCATCATCTCCAATAGTTAATGCTCCAGCCTCGCCTTTTCCGGGCAAGTAACCCATCAGTTCATTCAACTTCGCTGGCGCACCACTCACCGATTGCCATACTTCCCCAAGGAACTCTCTCACAGCATCACCGAATTGCTGGATCATCTGTTTAGCCCACGCGCCAAACTCCATTCCAGCTTCATAAATGTTCTGCCCTGCTTGGATGAAGTCTTCTTTGGTGGGGATTAGAACGCCACCTTTTTCTCCGAGTTTTGGTTTGGTTATCGTTTTCGATACTGCGGGGGTGGCAGAAGGAGCAACTGCCGCTTCTTGCGCTGCGCTATTAAGCTCAAGTCTAACGAATGGAGCTTTTCTTGTTCTCTCTTCGCTTAATTCAAGACGAACCTTCTCAACTTCTTTTCTTGCGGAATCCCTAACAGATTTCGCTCCCTTTTCAGAACGAACATAATCTTGATAATTTGCCATCCGCTTATCACCTTGCTGCAATTTAGATTGTGCAATATTGTATGCTTCTTCAGCAGTGGATGCTTCAGATTCAACCCTTGCAAGTTTTCGATTTAAAAATTGAACAGAAGTTGTTTGCTCAACAGCTTGTTTAACCTCTGGAGAATCAATGCTGTATTTACGAACAGGCGCAACCTCTGGCGCGGGAGCTTCTGCTGGTGCAGCTTGCTCGGTGACTGGTGTGGGAGTGATTGGCTCAACTAGCGCGGCCTCTGCGATGGTGGGTGCTGGCGTAATCGTTAGTCTTTGCGATACAAGAGAACTAAATCTATTGCCATATTCCTTTCGCTGCTCTGGTGTTAGTCTCGCAATTTTTTCTCGATTGGATAAGTTTTCGGATTCTTTACTATTGGGATCAATACCAAGTATGTCATCAAGAATTTGACTCTCTTCTCCTATTTGCTCGCCAGCACTTGTAAGTTCTTGAAGTCTATCTTTAGCTGCTTCGCGCTTTTCAAGCTCGCTCACAGCTTGCTCTCTTGTCTTTGGGGCTGGCGCAACCTCTACTGGTGGCGTGACTACTTGTTCTACTGGTGCGGGTGTTGCAGCTTGTGCGACTGCGACAACTTCGGGTGCAGCTATCTGTTTGGCTAACTCAATCTGTTGCTTTTCTGCTTCGGTTAGTTCTACACCAGCACGTTTATTCAACTCCGCTTGCATAAGAATCAAACGATTCTCGTCCTCTTGGATTTCTAGCTTGAGAGTCTGCGCGGCTGGGTCAGTTGCTTCTAGTACAGAGTAAACTTCTTTCTTGTTAACCAAGTTGCTTTGGATTGAGTTTATCGTTTCCGATAATCCCTTACCCGCCTCATCAGTAGGATCAATGGCAAGATTGGTTGCTTCTTTGTTAGCTTGGAGGTCGATGTTGTCTGTAGCGATTTGAACTGGTGTCTTAGGCTTTGCCTCAAATGGAAGTCCAGCCAACTTAACAGCACCACCAGCCCCCATAAACAAGGCTTGAGTAGCTAGAGTAGCAGGAGCTACATCTTTAGCTGCTTGCATGATGCCACCCGGATATTCCGTTGGCGCACCCTTTGTCGTTCCCGTTTCAGCGTATTGCCTCGCTGCCATCTCTGGAGCGTACTGACCAAGAGCAGTGATAGTCTCTGTGCCTACTTCAGTTCCAGCACCACCGACAACTGCCGCAGATTTCTCCGCTATCTTACGAGCTAATGTTTTCTCTACAGCTTGGGCAGACTCCCTAGCAAGTTGAGTGGCTGCTTGCTTTCCGAAACCGAATACAAACTTACCTACTCCAAGTGACACGGCATTACCTACCGCTTCTGGCCCAGCTTCCCACAATGCGCTTTCTTGTGATAGTGGAAGAAGAACTTTGTACGCTTCTGCTTTTTCCTCATCAGTAAGGGAAGTGCCTTTGTTCTCTTCAAGTTGCTTGAATGCTCGATACAAGTAGTCTGCACCCTGCATTCTGTATGAAACTACTCCAGAGGCAAGTCCAGCACCAGCAGCACCTCCCAATGGCCCAGCAGCGGCAGTTCCAGCGATTCCAGCAGGAATAGCAGCAGCCAGAGGAACTGCACTTGCAGACAGGGATGGTAACGCTTCTCTCAATGCTCCACTCATCATGCCTAGCTCCCCACTAGCTTTGCGATCTTCTAGTTCTTTTTGAATCTGCGCTTGGAATGCTAGATCAGCTTCAATGGCTTCACTCTTTTTAGGCATCGCAGTACCAGATACTAACTTCTGATATTGGGCTGGGATTCCAGTTGCTAATGCTTCTGGTATCCTTCCAATCACACCAATGGCATCTTCCAAGTCCATTGCGGTGCTTTGCAAGAAGTCACCAGCCTTATCCATCGTGTTCGTAGCACCTTCTATTTTGGGAAGTGGAGCATTAAATTCTTCTTCACTTACTTCAATGAAATCCTTTCCTCCCCCAAGATATTCCTCTTCGGTGATTTCGATGAATTCTTTAGCCATGATTATTTAACGTAAACCTTTTGGCTTTGTTTATTCAAGTAATATCTTCCTTTTGCATCAGAAAGAACTTCAACTTTTATTTTGCCAGAAGTAGGTTGTGCTGCTGCTTCTGGCTTAGATTCTTGTTTCTTTATAGATGATCTGTTAATAACTGCTTTCGCACCCATTGTTTGCATGGCAGCAGTTTTTGTTTTTAATGTGTTAAGGTCTTTTGCTTCGTCTTTTGTTATCTCAATTGGAGGAAGATTTGATCCACGAATAGATGCTTGTATTACTTCTTGCATTCCTAAACTGTAATTACCAGTACTCCTTCTTTCCTCCACTGTTGGAGGTCGCTTTACTGGTTGATATTGAATGGAGGCTACACCACCAGCTTCTTTAAGTAGATTACGCAATCTTGGGTTGGAGTCTACACTCACGGCTGCATCTCTAAAAGCATCGAACCATTCAGCAGATTTATTAGACTCATCTCCCAACTTATCTTCTTTACCAATTGTTGTACTAATTGATTTACCAATAGTCACTCCCTTTTTAGCCCATTGAGAGAACTTTTCTGGAAGAATAAATCCAGTTACTCCGGGAAGAACAGATTGTAAAGATGGATCAGCAGGGACAAATTTTTGTCCTTTAGGAAGTTTGCTTACATGAGTAGTTAAATCTTTTTCATTACCAAATGATATAGATGTAGCTTCATCTTGTACATTTTGTTGATCTAATGGCATGGATGACCAGTCTTCAAATTTCTTTTGGAAACGCATCTCAAGTGGGCTTGGTTGATCTTGTGGTTTCTCTTGTTTAAATGCGAGGGGTGTTGCTACTTCTTGTTCTGGTAGAGGAACTTCAACTGCTGTTTTAAGATCACCTTGTGCAGCTAATTGATCTTCTTGAGCTTGCATTGACTGTTGCTGTGCAGTTCCTTGGTATGGAGTCAATGTTGGCTGCTGTATTCTTTGCTGCTGTATTCTTTGCTGGTTTGCCAATATTGATTGACGAATTGGAAGCCCTCTAGCTCCAGCCGACATTGATTCGGCTACGCCTTGGTCAACCATTCCTTCTCCTGTTGTGTCAGGCGTTATTCCATTTTCTGCATTTAATCCAGATATAATATCATCTGCGGTGACTTGAGCTTCACCGCTACCACCATACCTAGACTTCATTACATTAATCTGCTGACTCTTAAAGTAATCATCAGAAGCAAACTGACCAGCCTTGAATGCCATCTGGCTAATGTTCTGGATCATTGGATTGTTAGGGTTCTCCATAGCTACTGCCATGATCTTGCTGAACCCTGCTCCGCTTCTGCCAGCATCAAAGTCTGTCATAGCAGATTGGAATGCTTGCTGTATTCCGGGCAGTGCATTATTGAATTGAGTTTGTTGGACATTCCTTTCAATCCCACCAGCAATCATTGCACCTAAATTAGCTAATTGATCTGATACTTCCATGATATTATAGTCCGTAAATTGATGTTAACGCACTCCGTAAAGTGATTGTAGGAGCGATGAATAAGATGGTACTGCTGCTCCAGCAGCCAATCCACTTCCAACTCTTCCAGCACCAATGTTAAATAGTGTTCCAGCAACCCCAGACCCCATTGTTCCTGCGGCTCCTGCTGTAGCTGCTGTTCCTGCTGTTCCAAGACCCAATGCCGCCGCTCCTGATGCTAGTCCACCAAATAATGCTGGCGCAAGAACTGGTGCTGCTGCGATTGTTGCTAATCCTGTTACAGCACCCATAATATTCTTTTGTTGGGTAGCTACTGCCTTTTGGTATGTAGCTTCATCTTGAGCCGCCGCCGCTGATTTAGATTCACCATATCTTTGTGATGGCCCAGCAAATTGAGCGGCCTCAAATGGATCATAAGCAAATGCGTCAGCGAGTTGTTGCCATCCTGCGGCGGTACTAATACCTTTCTCTTGGAGTTGCTGAGATTGTAACCCAAATTGTCTTGGAACCATACCCTGCGCCATCTGGAATCCACCAACCCTACCCGCCGTTGCTGGATTAAATCCTGCTCCACCATACTCTGCAATGCTTCGCATGGTTTGTTCTTGTACATCTTTAGGGAGTTCTCCGCGCATCCATGCTGCTGTAATGTCACTGGCTTGCTGGCGTTGGGCGGTAGCCCCCGGCATGACTCTCTCAATCTCTGCTAACCTAGCTGCGGTAGCTTTGTTTGCCGCTTGTTCATATTGAGGTAAATCTTGAAGCAATGCAACTCCGGGACGCTCTACAAATTGTGCTGTGTCTTGCTTCTTGGGTTTACTAAACATTCCTCCCATAATTATAACCCTACCTTTCTTGCTAGTTTATCCCAGTTATAGGAATGCAGTTTGTTAATTCCATCTCTACACCAGAGAACCCATTCACGTTTAGTTGGAAGTACACGCATGACCTCTTTAATCGGAGTCATCTTATCGGAACTTGCGGCAAGCTCGATAAACCATGCGTTAGGGTGTAGTGTAAACATATCCAAATCTTTTTCTTCAGTATTATAGTGAACTTCTGTTGCTAGAATAAATAGTTTCTTTGTTATAAAAACAAGCCCAAATTCTTTGTGCCAGTCGATTCTTTCTTGTAAAGATTCATCTCCATATTGTAATTGCCATTTGTTTGCGATCTCATATGCAGTCATTACCGATATAGAAAGTAATCGTTAGCTGATGGTGATAGTAGGTCAGAACCGATTAGGTTTTCTGCTCTGCTATAGTTAGCAAATCGAATCGGAGCGGCGGTTGGTATCTCCACGCCGCTCATTTCCTTCTCTTGCTCTTTGATAGCAAGGTCTAGGTTCATCAAGAACTCTTGAGCTTTCCTATTGTCTCTGGAGTTCAGAGCAAGGATAGCGTAGATCATTGAGTCTGGGATGAACTCAACTAATTCTTTAGGATCAGTTAAGTCAAAATACCTTTTGGATGCGTACAATGTTATACTATCACATCTCTTTGGAGTTCTGAATCTTCGGAACGATGGGTTAATATCGCTTGGGTGATAGAGAGATATTAGCGTTTTGGTATTTAGAATTGTATCGTAGGCGTATACCCTAATCCTTCCATTAGTAACAGGCTTAGATACTGATCTAACAGCACGGAATTGCTGGGATGTCTTAGCTAACTCACCGCGATTTAATGCAGTTATTTTAGCTAGATGGTAAGTTCCATATTCATCTTGCGCTTCAAATGCTAACTCAACGCCAGCATCATCGTCCGATTCAACCATGATACCAATCTGATAGGTATTGATCTCGTAGTCATTGAACAAGACGTGTAGTCCGCCAGCTTCTACGATACCTCTATGGCAAGATTGATTAGGCTGTAGGGCAAATGCGTTTGTTGCATTGAACCATTCGTCAGCAAGTGACATTGATTCATTACCCATCCACGCCAGTTTGATTTGCTCGTACCTATTTGGAAGCGTGAAGCATCCGTCTATGCAGCAAATTTGAACGTACTCTTCTTGAGTCGTCCAAGCGCGTTTATTCCATAGCAAGCGTCTGGCCTGATTGATTGCCTTGAAAGCTCTCTCATCAGAACACACGCCACTATCTCCGACAAAACCCTTAACGAGTTCTGCCATCTCTTTGAGGGTATCACCCATTATCGTTAACGATAATTACTTTTGGTAGCCTTGTTTTGGAGTGCCAGCAGTCGTGTAGATGCTAGGCTTTTTGGCTCCAAGGTTTGGCATATTGCCCATTCCTTCGCCGATCTTGCCGCGAGTTGGTGAGCCGCCAGAGACGAGCTTTGGGTCAGTTCCTTTTAGTGGTGTCATAGTATTGGTTTTCTTTATGGCTATTACTTACGAAGTGTGAACCGCCATCCAGTCTACACTTGTTATTTCCGCAATGTTATTCTCAATGCGGATTGAAAATCCTGTTGTTGTTTTGCTCCCACCATTCAATGAGAATAATGGTGTAGCTTGAACTCCAATTGTAGCAGATGCTATTGGAGTAATTGATACTCCATATGTTGAAGATGGTAATGCAGTAAATGTTACGGTTCTAACTGAGTCACCAGTTGTTACTGCTGTTATCGTTCCAGACCTTACTGTGACTACTGGGTTTGCCTCAAGTGCTGTCACTTGAGTTTGCAACGCATCAATCTCGTTCTGTTGGTTTGCAAGTTCTAAATTAATAGCAGCAATCTCTTCTGGCGTTACGTCACCAAGGCCGGGGATATTGATTGTTCCATTAGAAAGAACAGTATCAATAAACTGCTGAAGGATTTCTGACCAATTCCCAGATGGACAAAAGTCGATTGGGACATTTGGGAAAATAATTGCAGGTGATGAATCTTGATTGTCCAAAATATTATCCTTCGTTTATTGAGTAGTCGTAATACCGTTCTGGGCAGCAGTTAATGTCTGGACACTCTTGATCGTTTTCTGGGCAGTCACCAATCGGAGAGTCTTCCAAATTCTTAATGTTTGCCATTATCCTTACTCTGTCTACTGTTGCCGCTCCTGTCAAGGAAATCTTTAGTTGGAACTCACTTCCTTCTATTGTTGGAATATCTGAAATAGAGTTACATTCAGATGGGTCGGGTGAGTTAAACTTGTAGCGTTTGTATGTATCACCACTACGTCTTGGGTAACATTCGTTCGTTACTACTGGAGAACATGGGTTACATCCATAGGTTGTTGGGACTTTAAGTTCACTCCAGCATGGATAAGAGTCTGGTCTAAATTCTGCCCGGCTAGTCACTTCTCCTTTGATTTCAGACAACCACATCTCGCCACCAGTGATTCTTTTCCTCAAGAACTTATTCGATGCCCCGCTTTGCGCGAAGTCATACCTTCCTGATGTGAAGAAGGATTCGATTGCCACAGTCCCATTTACTCCGTAGTCATCAGTGTTACTTGTTGTGATTTCGTAGAGTCGATTCTTATTGTCTGTATCGAACGAGAATCCGAATCCACGCTTCTCATTTAAAATATAGGCAGAGAGTAGCTGAGTTGGTCTAAAGCCCGTCCAGAGGCCATTCCAGCGAAATGTAAGCTGTGCGTCAGGTGAGGGGGAAGATGATTGATCTAGGTCTAGTACAACCATTCCTCTGTGGTATCTATTTAGTCCCTCTACTCCCGTTGCGCGGAAGGTTTGTGGTGCTACTGTACTGATCAGATAGTTATTGAAAAACATAGTTGAAGCGAATTGCTTCAGCCAAGGAGTATCATTTGATACCCATTTATTTACTTCCCTCGAAAGTTTACGAAGCGAAAAGTATCTGGCAAATTCTGATTGGCTATTGGAATAGAATGCCCAGCCATCATGTGATCTAAACCAAAGTTCAGAGTTGGCTAGTGCCAAGTATGGTGATGTGCATCCCCGTCCAAGCAAACTGATCGTCTGCATTTGAGATGTTGCCCACTGCGCCCTTGGTAGGCTAACGTCCATAGCGAATGCACCATTTGAAGTTAGTACAACTAGCATCCCTTGGGCGCGGAGGTTACTTCCAATCTGTGGCATTACTTTCATGCCAGTAATATTTCCCATCATTGCTGGGGTAGCAAACGCGCCACCCTCTGCCCAGTATCCGATCTCTGTGAAGTTCTCGGTATTCGTTGTATCAGTGAATCCTGCTCCGAAGATGATGTCAGATGCATAGATTTGATTGAACTTGTCAGCTACGAAGACACGCCCGAAAGCGTACTCCATGATAGTCCCAATCGGCATCTTCTTGAGGTATGGGTTCAGCCTATACGCTGCTACGTTCAAGTCTCCTCCCCACGCTATAGCATTCTGGTATCCATTCTGGATGTAAACGCGATCCTCGGCTTGCACGAACCATGTGTGCATCATGCCGGGGTCATTGCCTTCGATTAGCTTGTAGGCATACGCCGTGTTGCCTATGATCTTTAGGAAGTAAATCTTCCCGCTTACTGATAGAAGAAGACCATCTGTGCTTTGGTAGTTTACCGCCCTATATGCAAATGAACCTTGGAAGTTACCATTCTGAATATCGTTAACGATAGTCGATGGTTGGTCAGTGCCAGCTACGATATTGATATTGCGGATGCTTGGTCTTGTCCTGTTTATTCCGCCTCGGAATGTCCGATTAACAGACTCAGCTACCATTGATGGAGGCAAGTATGATGGATGAGTATCTGCGTCTTGCGCTATGATACTTGTGAATCCATCAAAGACTGATCCATCTGCTGCCATTAGTTAAGAATGTCAGGCCAAGTGGCTTTAATTCCTGCTAAATCATCTGGAAGCGGAGTCAAAGTAACGTCACGCAACGCTTGCTTCGCAGCAACGATTTCAGCCTTCTTTGCTTCGTCGTTACCCTCAACTGCCTTCATAAAGTCGATGTCGAGCTTTTGCAGCTTCGGTGAACGAGCAGAACGAAACTTATCAAGATGAATAGCTTTCGCCTTTTCAATGTTTACCTTTGCGCCAAGTTCAGCGTCAAATTCGTATGCGTTGAAGTAATCGTTATCAATGTCAACTGATTCAACAATCTTGTATTCTACTCCTTCTGGAACATCTTTGATTGCGTCATTAACGTCTCCGCATGGGATGACTACTGCTACTTGTCCGTTTGGTTGTGAATAGGTGATAAACATAAAATTAGTTTCCGAAGATTTGAGCGCAAACTGCTGCAACGTCTTGAACATCATACGCATGATATGAATATGAACTTTTTATTCTTACGCTGCCGGTATTAAAAGTTTTTACGCTAATAAAACCTAAATTTTCAAAAGAATCTTGAATTGGTTGTGAAGTTGCAGAAACACTATAATTTGCATCAGCCATAGCAGTTGCAAAATTAATAGTGTAATCACCAGTTCCATTCTTCGTAACGCTTGAGACGTTAAAACTTCTACCAGCAGAGCTTGGTGTAGTCCCATTGAAATTCACCCATGCTTTGGCAACATTTGCTCCACTAATTGATGTCGCAGGGATTGTGATATTTCCAGTTCCATCGAATGAAACTCCGTTGATCGTCCGTGCTGTGGTTAGTTTAAGTGCTGATGGAACTCCATTCGCACTCGTCAGCGAAGTGGTATCGTTAAAAGTAATTCCAGATGATGTGATTTGTGTTGGCATATTATGAGAAGATTTGAACGCAAATTATGTTACTATCAGAACCATTATTTGATGGGCCATTAGTGCAATAAACTTGCAATGTTCCTGTTGCGAATGTCCGTGTCTGTAAAATTCTACTATCAGCACTACTGCCTAATGTTCCACTCATTCTTGCTGTTCCAACTGCACTATAATTAGCATCAGCCATTGCTGTAGTAAATGTAATCGTATAATCACCAGCGGCATTTTTTAAAACAGAAGATACGTTGCCGCTTGCTCTGATAGTTTGATTTGTTCCAATTGTTCCAGTTCCATCAAAGTTAACCCATGCACGGCAAGCGTAAGATGGAGCAGAACCAGTCGTAGTTGATAGCTTGGTAGCAGTATCAGAATTTCCAGTCACGTTGCCAGTCACATTCCCAACCAAGTTTCCTGTGATGCCACTAGTCGTAAATGTCGCAGAAGTAATTCCGTTTACTTTAACGTAGCCCTGCGCTAAAGACGCATCGTTTTGTAGTGTTAATGAAGTTGCCATAGGTTAAATTTCGTCTGCTGGTTCTGGAGTGTTTCCTTCTTCAAGCCATTTCAAATATTCTTGGTAGTCTTTATTTGATTCGTCAAATGGAATACAAGCGTTGTCTGCAATACGCAAAACGCTTTTTATTTCTATATTCCCATTTATATTTTTAAATGAAATTAATTTAAACATATTTTATAACTCCGATGAAAATGCCATCCATGCTGTAGATATATTAGATAATAATATACTACATCTTCCCAATGTTAACCCACCAGATGAAGCGGAACATGATATTCCTAATTGATTTCCATCTGTAGGAGAAGCACCTAAACTTATTGATGTCAACACAGAAGTAATTGATGTTCCATCATAAATTATAAAATCACTTAAATTACTTTGAGTTATTGTTGGAATAGACCTCATTGTTACAGGTGGAGTTATTGATCCTCTAGAATTTGTTGTTTGTGCAACAAGCAAATTAAAATAATATGTATCACTTGGGGAAGTATTTGATTTTCTCCAATAATACCTCTGACACAATGCCAACTCCGTTCCGATTGGACGATTCTCAAACGGAGTTGCTACTGATCCTGCTTCAAGTTGGACTTGTGATACTGTTCCGCTTGAGAATTTAATTGTAGCGTTGGTATTGGCAGTAAGTGTGACTTGACCACCATTGGATACTGCTGATCCATTTACCGCACCAGTTGCAGTTCCAGTCCATGAAAGTGTATATGTGCCACCTTCTATGTTTAGGGATTCAATAACTTGTTCAATCCCGCCAGCAGGTGCAGTAACGATATTTCCAATTCCGCTTGCAGAAAATGTAAGATTCTGACCAGATGTAACTACACGCCAACGATCAACAGTATATTGATTTGCTCCACTCGTCGCAGTTCCAGAAACATATACGCGTTGGTTGATACCAAAATTACCATTGATAATTTTATTTCTAAATGACAACGCAGTTCCGTTGACCAATGCTGGTGTCGTAATTCCTGTTGTTCCGTCTATTGTTACTGGCATAATTTTATCTCCTTTATACTACTGTCCATACTGATCCTGCGGGTACTGTCACAATCACTCCTGCGTTGACTGTAATCGGCCCTGCGGACATTGCGTTTTTGTTAGATGTTATAGTGTAGTTTCCTGTTACGATTTGGTCGTTCTCGTAGAACACTGGGTTGCCTACGGCTCCAGTTGGTTGTCCACTTCCTCCACCACCAGTTGCAAGGTTGATCGTAGTAGTTATCCACTGGGAACCAATGTTAGCCATCACGTTCAGAACTCCAGTAGCACCAGTGGCTGCTGTAGCTCCGTTGATGTAAACAAAGTCTCCGTTTGATTTTCTTGCTACAAGTCCCATTGCGCCAGTTGCACCTTGTAATTGTGGTAGGCTAAATGGTTTTGTCGCACTTCCATCTTTCCAGTTTACAAGTGCGCTAGAATCGTATTGAAGTGCAGAAACATTATCTGGTGGGGCTACTGTCTTTTTGCAAAAGGCAATATCTTCCACTACGATTTTGTATGCTTCTTCCGTTGTAGTCAATGGATCACATACATTAGCGTCATTCGCTTGGCATGGAGGATATGAATTGCAGCATCCCATATTTTTATAAAATAGTTTACGTTATTAAAGTGTCAAGGTTTTTTTACACCACTACCCACACTCCACCAGCGGGAACCGTTACGGTCACGCCAGCTTGAACTGTGATTGGGCCAAAACTTCCTGCGTTAATTCCAATTGGAATTGAGTAGGATGTATTTACTGATTGCCCATTCTCCCAGAAGATAGCGTCAGTTCCAGCACCAGTGGCTCCACCAGCTAATCCTTGTGGGCCAGTAGCTCCAGTAGAACCAGTAGCTCCGTCTAAACCTAATACACCAGTTGCTCCCGTGGCTCCTTCGCCAGTGGCCCCTGTGGCCCCAGTTAAACCCGTGGCTCCATCCAATCCTATTACGCCCGTTGCTCCCGTTGCGCCAGCCCCAGTCGCGCCTGTCGCGCCAGTTGAGCCAATAGTTCCAACAGCACCATCAAGGTTAACTTCCCAAGGAGTTAAATTTGTTCCAGCACCAAGTGAGCTTGTAACGTCTACAACTAATACACCAGTTGATGGACTGTACGAGACAACCCTACCATTCATATACTGACCGATTGAGAATGCAACAATGACGCTTTGCTGAATGCTGTAATCAAGGTTAAGGTCAGCAGTTGTTAAAGTAATAAGTCCGCTTGAAACAATCGTAAGGGCAGTTGTGCTTGTGGTATGGTATCTATCACCATCTAATCCCGTAGCACCAGTTGGGCCAACCACACCAGTCAGCCCAGTCGCGCCAGTCGCGCCAGTGGAACCAGTCGCCCCGTCAATGCCGGTAGCTCCAGTAGGGCCACCACTAGGGCCAGTAGCTCCTGTGTCTCCCGTAGCTCCAGTAGAACCAGAACCAGTGGCTCCAATTCCACCAGTGAGTCCAGTAGCTCCGCGAGGGCCGACCATACCAGTAGCACCAGTCGATCCATGTAATCCAAATCCCGTAGCTCCTGTAGCTCCGAGATCGCCCGTAGCTCCTGTAGCACCATCTGGCCCAATTCCACCCGTAGCACCCGTTGCGCCCGTAGAACCGTCTGGGCCTGTAGCTCCAGATGCCCCGTCTGGCCCTGTGCTTCCCGTAGCTCCATCTAGCCCCGTTGCGCCAGTTGGCCCACCGCTTGGCCCAGTAGCACCAGTGGGGCCATCAACGCCTGTAGCTCCAGTTGAACCTTCACCTGTAGCTCCAGTAGACCCTGTTAGACCAGTTGAACCAACTAAACCCGTGGCTCCAAGATCGCCAGTAGCACCAGTAAGACCTTGGATTCCAGTCGCGCCTGTTGCGCCTTCTGGCCCGGTTGCACCCGTTGCACCAGCGTCAATCGCTGCTTGTTGAGCTACACGCGCCCAGTATGCTGACCTATTAGCCAACTCACGCATTGCATTTAGGCTTGGCCCACCACAGTTTGAATCACAGTTTCCCATATGAGTTATCGTTTACGATAATTTTGATTTTGCATTAGTCAAGAATTTTGTTCCACAAGCAAGTATGGAATTGTCTTTTGGTTGTATCTACTCATTTCTGAGTAGACGAGATTGATAAATCCATCCCATTGTGGAGGGTAGATCGTTTGGCATCCTAGCGAGCTAGTAGAATTTCTTGAACCCTTATGGATATTGATTGCTACCCCCATAGAATCGCCTTCACCATCTCTTGTAACAGGCACTTCTTCTTTTGGGTTAGAAGGTCGCAACGCAGGGTAGCCACCTCCGGGTTTAGAGATACCATGATTCCCCTTACGATACCGATGAATACCAGTCTTGAGTATCGCGATACCTTTCTTAAATATCGACGGATCAGTATTAGCGTTAAACGTAGCATGGACGCTTGGAGATAAAAGTATGATCGCATCGTCGTAGATACCTCTGTCGTTCTTTCCTTTAACTCCCATACTATCCATGTAATATCCACGGATGCCGACCAAAGCAACACGATCAACGATTCCCGATTTGATTACCATCGAGAGCGTCTTCTCCTTAGCTTGCTGCGGTCGGGAGTTTGGAACCATTAGCCTTTACGGACTACGTTGATTAATCCAACAAGTCCTAGTCCTGCGACGATGATAGACTCTTGGAGTTCTGGCTCGATTTTAACCCCAACTGCAATAGCAATTAGAATCAATCCGCGCCATGTTGAGTTCTCGCTCAGTTTTTCGAGTAGTGTATTTAGTAGGTTTTTCATTTTTTAAGTCCTTTGATTTCTGGGAGTTCATAACAGAATGTACCATAGTCCGTTTTGAGACATACGCTAGGATTCTTAAATCCAGCACAACCCGTTAAGAATGCCATGCCCAAAAACATAAATGATATTACTATCATTGCTAATGCTATTTTTTTTGCGTTCATTTTTTGATTATTTGTTTTGTCATGTAGATGCACGTTAGGACACCAGCAACAATACTGATGAGTCCACCCGCAACTCTAATTGACGCTTCTATTTCTGGTAGCATACTTACTATAAATCCTGTTGTCGATATGACAGTACCCATTAATCCGTGACTTGTTGCGTTATCGTTCATTTTAATTATGGGCCAACAATTACATACAGTGTGTTTGGGTCTGGAGTAACAATTAGATTGTATCCAGTTAAGGTGATTTGTACAAGATTGGTCAGTTGTGTTGCCCCTGTTAGTCCAGTAATATCTGAGAGAACAATATTTGCTGGCGTAACTCCCGTGGCTCCTGTACTCCCTTGTGTTCCTACTCCCGTAGCCCCCGTAGCTCCAGTAGCTCCATCGTTACCTTGGACTCCAGTCGCGCCAGTGGCTCCAGCGTCACCTTGAATTCCTGTCGCTCCCGTAGCTCCATCTGCTCCAGCAACCCCAGTAGCACCAGTCGACCCGTCATTTCCAGCAATACCCGTAGCACCTGTTGCGCCTTGACCACCAGCGATTCCCGTGGCACCAGTCGCTCCGTCAATACCAGACGCACCAGTCGCGCCATCTGCTCCCGCAACGCCAGTCGCGCCAGTCGCCCCTTGCGGCCCAACTTGAGTATACATTACTTGAACAGCAGTTAAAATAATAGATGGGACTGCGGGAGACACAGGAGAAGTTCCTGCTGGCAATGTTTCAACAGTCAAGTCGGTGCTTGTTCCAGACCAGTAAATTTGAACCTGTTGTCCTGCCGTTGCAGTTGCCACATAGTTTACAGTCAAAACTTGACGATTGGGATTCCCTGCCGCTTTGCGGGGTTGCAAATCAATTTCTGTTGCTGAATCAGGATAATCAACATTATTAGTCTTTAGCCAGAATGTTGCCTTTTCAACAGAGTTAGCAAGATTTGTAATCTGAACAGAAAATGTTAAACTATATGTTCCTGCATTGGCAAAAGTGATTTCATCACCATTTACAATTGTTACCCCGTTTTGTTCTGCTGTGCTTCCAATTGAAATAACTTGTTCCGTTGTTGTGCTAACCAATGGTTGATCGGTTAAGTCGTAAAATGATCCGTAATATCCCAACGCTCCACCAGCACCAGTCAAACCCGTGGCCCCAAGATCGCCAGTAGCTCCAGTGGCCCCTCTAACCCCAGTCAATCCAGTAGCACCAGTCGCGCCTGTGCTTCCAAAATCACCCGTAGCACCAGTCGCTCCAACATCACCTTGGATACCAGTAGCTCCCGTTGCTCCGACATCACCTTGAATACCAGTGGCTCCAGTCGAACCAGTTGCTCCGTCAAGCCCAGCAATTCCCGTTGCGCCAGTAGAACCCGTAGCACCATCTATTCCAGAGATGCCAGTAGCACCAGTCGATCCAGTTGATCCGTCTAACCCAGCTGTTCCTGTGGCTCCTGTTGCCCCATCTGGGCCAGTAGCACCACCATCAGCAACTGGTGTCCATGACGCATTAATTGAGCCGGGTGATGGAGGAAAGCCGGGGTTTAATGGGTTGCCAGTTCTATAGTAATACCCACCAAGATAAGTTACAGCATCTCCAATATTATATGAAAATCCATTATTGTATACTGTCGCTGGCAATGTCCAAGGTGTCGGCCCCTGTAATCCCGTGGAACCAGTTGCTCCATCATTACCATTAATTCCACTAGCTCCCGTGCTGCCTGTGGCTCCGTCTGTTCCTATTCCAGTCGCGCCTGTGCTTCCAGTCACGCCCGTAGCACCAGTCGGGCCTCCAGATGGGCCTGTAGCCCCTGTAGCCCCAATTGCTGCTGCTGCTTGACTCCCAGTGAAGTCAAGTTTTCCAGTAAATGGGTTAAATGTGAGTGCCATATTTTATTGTTCCTTTTTTTAAATTATTTTGTCAAGCAGTTATGTCAGGGCCAACAGGCCAAGATAAGCCTTCTTTCACAATCTGCTCTTCGCATTCTTCGTGTGTTCCAACAAATAATGTTTGTGGCGTGGCAATTGATTGGTCTGTTTGTTCGTAGAAAATAATGGTTTTCTCTTCATATGCCAATTTCCATTTTCCAACAGAATCGTCATATGACCAGCCATTTGCGCTTGGAGTAATGATCATGGGACAGTAACTGACAGGGTTGAGGTTGCCGAGGCATAGGTTGCTGTTGTTCCAACAGGGACGCCCGTAAGGGTTCCTATTGTCCAAGTTCCTGCTGTCGAACCTTGGAAAAAACGGAATGTTGTAACTCCAGAAGGAGGTGAAACATTGAACGAGACGCTTAATACTGTAGTGGTTCCGTTGTTGTTAAATGTTCCAGTAGCGGTTGATGCTCCAGTTGTTTTGAACGCTCGCAAATTGCCCGCAGTGATCGTTGTCGATCCTGTGTAGGTTAATGCCCCAGACAGAACAACAGTTCCATTGCCCGTTTTGTTTACATTGCCCGCTCCCGAAATGTTTCCAGAAATTGTGTATGTTTGTGCGCCAGCTGTGCGGTATTGCATTGTTCCGCTACTTAGGATGAAATTGTTTGGAACGGTTACGGTTGCGGAAGTGATGATTTGGCACGGGCCGGAACAGGTCACATTCCCCGTCCCAAAAACATTCCCTGACGAGAATGTTATCGTTGCCGCCGCCGCGCTTGAACTATAATTAGTTCCACCAGAATAAGTATTATTGCCGCCAATGGTTAGTGCCAATGATCCGCTCTTTGCGAGCGTCCCCGCTCCGCTAATAACTCCGTTGAGCGTTGATGCGCCTGTAACTTCAAGCGTTCCAGAGTTGATTTGCGTTTGCCCCGTGTAGTTGCAAGTGCCAGATAGAGTTAATTTACCAGCCCCGTTCTTAATTAGCCCTATTGCGCCAGTAATCGCTTGCGAAATCGTCGTCGCGGCGTAACACATGAATTGGCGAAACGCCGCAGTTGCAGACGCAATTGCAGTTACATTGGTTCCACCTACTTTAGCTGCGCTGGAATTAGTTAAAATCATGCGATATTAATAAAATATTTGTTGATATACATTAGATTTCTTCTTCGGGTTGCGGGATGAGGGCAACAGCGTCAGTCATGGGGAGGATTTGCACTTGCGGGAAGATGTCGGGTGGGAGATGTGCGAATCCTTGCGCGTAGAGTCCGCCGGGGCCAGTCTCGGTGAGCAAGTCGGCGCAGAGCATGAGTCGGCCATCGGTGAGCGGCACGGGCGCGGCAACATGATGCGGATTTCCGTATTGCTCTTGAATCGCTCCTAGCGTAGCAGCTTGGTCGGGAGTGAGAACGATAGCGAGATCGAGGGCGGACTCGTAGCTGACGGGTTGCTGGATAAGGTCTGCGAGTGTCATGGTATTGCGGCGGCTAGTGCGGTCATGAGGGTGGACACGCGTGTGTTGAGGAGGGCGAGGTTGAGAGATTCCCCTATGCTGTAAAAAGCAAGACGGCCATTTGAGCGGCTAGCAATTGCGCCATTGGAATTTATTCCAAAAACAAAAATGTTGCCGTTATATGTTCCTGTTGGTACGTTTGTACTGGTTCCAGTCGCGCCAGCCCATCTGTAGTTAAAGCTATTGCTTGCCGTCCTTGAAATGCCAGCAAGTCCTGTTCCAGCCCTGTTTGAATTTAAGATATTACCTCCACTTCGGATGCCAAGTCCCACATTTGTTGAGATCCCGGTTATGACAAGTGGAGTTGGCGTTGTTTTAATCGCGCCCATATAATAAATATTTATAGCTGTCGCGGGCGTTGATACCCATATAGCTACGCTGGCATTATTTTGGGGATCTGCATCAGCGGCGCGATTGCTATTGAGATATTTAGTCGTGGAATTTCCTACCAAACCAGTTTTGCGGTTGTAGTCTCCCGAAACAAAATTGATGGATGTTGGGGCTGCACCTACGAGCGGCACTAATGCGCCAGACAGAGTTCGCGCCCCCGCGAGAATACATGAGCTTTTGATTGCGCTCCAGATGCCATCCGATTTGCATCCTCCCACAAAATTGTTGATTGCGGTTTTGACGGCAGACTCCAACGATTGTCCATCAGCAGTTTCTATCGCGGATATATAAGCTGTAGCGTCAGCATCTTCTAAAAAATCTGTCAACGCAAACCGATATGGATTGATGAGAAACATTAGCGGGTTCCTATGAGCCAGACTTTGAGACCTTTTCCTGCTGTTGTGCTTCCAATTTGGTCTACATCAATTGTAATTTCAGCATCGTCGGCTAATGCAGAATTGCTAATTACAGTTGGGGTTGCTGCCGTTGTTGATGTTTTTTCAGAAGCATCAATCGAAAGTTTGGTAGAAAGAATAGATGTGCCACCTACGTTGATGTCAACAATAATTGTTGATCCAACTGGAGCAGTATTAACATTAGCGCGAACAGATGTTAGAGTAATGCCGCACGGCATACGGAATGTTACTTTAGCAACACCAGTTGTAATCGAGGTTGTCTCGTCCGAGCAAGCAAGTCCAATCTCTATAGGAACGGGAGGTGCTACACTAATATCGGAAAGGGTAGCAATCGTACCAGAGGCACTAGGAAGCGTGAAAGTTTTTGTAGTACCTCCTGCCGTTATGGTGAGGTTACTATTGTTTTGCAGTTCTAGTAATTGACTGCTATCAGGAGAGTAAATTTCGTCGTGCGAATGCACAGACATACCACCAATTTCTTGGATTGCACCCGTAGATGGATGCTTGGCATAGAGTTTTTTATCTGCGTGATTTATGCAAATCTCACCAGATGCAAGGTCTGCGTTTGCAGGAACCCGTGCAGCAATTGTGCTTTTTTTAGGGACTATGATTGGATTAGCCATTATAGAATGGGGATGCCTCTAGGGGTTTTGATCCCCCTAGAGGACTTTAGTTTAGGGACTATTAGTAGGTTCCGCCGTCGATGGTTGTTTCGAGTGCAGTTACGCGAGTGTCGAGAGCCGAATCAGCCGATGTACGGGCCGAAACTTCCGAAGCCAAAGCAGCGTTGTTGCTCGTTACATAACCAGCGAAAGCCGAGTCATTTGCCGTATCAACGCTGTTGATAAGGGAAACGATTTCAGCAAACGTGTCACTGTCTGCGCTTGCGGCAGAAAGGATTGCGTCGATGCGGTTTTTCTCAGTTGTGATTTTGCCGTCGAGGGCCGAATCAGCACTGGTGCGGTTGCTCGTCTCAGTGGAAAGATTACCAGCGATTACACCTTCAGCGGCGGTAGCGCGGGAAACCTCTGCTGAAACTGCCGATGTCAATGTGCTGTCAGCAGCAATGCGAGCAGACTCTTCAGCAGAAAGATTGCTGGTGAGGGTGCTGTCAGCACTGATACGAGCGGCTTCTTCTGCGGCGATAGCGGCAGTAAGAGTCGAGTTCGCGGCAGATACAGCGGCATCAGCATACGATTTGGTAGCGAATGTGCCTTCGCCGCCGACGATGAGTACTGATCCGTCAGCTTTACCGACGAAGAGGTTTTTATTGGTTAGGTCGATTGCCAACTCTCCAGAAGAAAGGCTTGCTGGAGCGGAAGAACCGCGTTTGATACGAATGATTGGATTTGCCATAGTTTTTTTTGTTTTTTGTTTTTTTGTTTTTCTGGTTATTCAGAAAGTTTTAAGGTGCTGGACTATATTCTCCAGCATCAATTTCAGCTACATTTGTAAGTTCTCCGCTTTGTATTTGAGCAACTTCATTTCCATTAGGCAATGTGCCATCAACGCTGATTGTGAGCGAGGCACTTGGACTAAAGTCTAGCTTGCCAGTAAATGGATTGAATCTAACTGCCATAAATTAAGGGTATGTTACAGTTATAGTCGTTAGATTTGCATCATTAGTTGTCGGAGGATTAACTGAGTAGAACAAGTTTAATGTAGCTACTGCAACTCCAGCATTGAGGTATTGCACTGTTGCAATGTTGTTTGTTATTCCGTAATACGCAATATCAATCTGATCGTAGGCAGGAATATCAAATCCCGCGATCTGTTTTAGAGACTCGTAGATATTGTAGTTCTGTTGATCTGGAGCCAGATCAGTAAAGCAGGGTTGTGATAGTGCTGGAGTAGCCATAAGATTGTTATCGTTAACGATAATTAAAGCGCGGCAGCTACTGCTTCATTAAGAACAAAGAGTTGCTGGTCTTCTGTCTTTTGAACAAAACAATTTTCACTTACAGGCGTAAGTCCACCGATTGTAGCAAAAGCCAAATAGAATTGATAAAGTTTTGAAGCGTCACTAGCTGCATCAAAGCATCCGAAAGAAATTGGAGTAATGCCAGCGGCAGCAGACACCGTAATGAGAAGTGGATAGAATTTGTCGCGGTAAGGTAAAGATGTAAAGCAAGCCATAGTTTTAGAAAAGGTTATGGGCAGGGAGGGTTAAAGACCTCCCCACCCAATAATGGGGAATGGGTTAGTAGTAGATACCAACAACGTAGGCGTTCACATAAAGTGCGCCAACACGTCCAGCGGTATCTGCACCAGAAACAACGTCAACACCAGCGTTTGCGTAGGTGAATGCAGTTGTGCTAGTAACGATGATTTCAGCTTGCACGTCATCGAACGTAGAATCGGTCATGCTGGCAATCGTGATGACATCGCCCGTGGAGAAACCATGAGCAGCA